GGCACTAGCTGCGACAGCAATCATTGTGTAGAAACCTGAGTCAATTGTGCCAATGTAACTTTCAGCAGTTGCCCATGTCTGAGTTGCAGGATAAGTAGCCCATGTAACTGTCGGGGTCACTTCTGCCCATGAAAGGTTAAGAGCGTTGCCTAGAATGGCTGCAATCTGTGCTCCGTCTAAACCTTCTGCAAGAGCAGTGTTATAGACTGCCTTAGTCAGTTTAGCCAATGAGCCAATGCCTAGGATCTTGCCAGTAGTGATGTAGCCAGTCTCATCTGGGCTTCTAACTCCGATGTTAAAGTCTGATACTTCTCCACCAAATACAGTCACATAAGTACCGCTAGAGTTCTTTAGTTCTAGGGTTATTTCTTCTGTGACATTTATGGTGAAATCTGCCCCAGTAGTGTTGATAAGTTCTACTTGGCAGTAACCTGCACTGCATTGACGATCAATGTCTAAACGACCAGCTGCAAAAGACACAGAGGTGACAGTCGTATAGACATCATCACCTACTGTAACTCGCCATTCTGGAAGCCATGTCATACTGCGAATAGACCCCCAACTAAGGTGCCACGATTTCTGGCATTTGTAAGAACTTCGTCAATGGCTTCTGCAATAGCATTAGGATCGCCGATGCCAGTATTGACATTGATCGTAACTCCAGTAGGCAACTGGTTGCCTGTGCCATTTGTGCCTAATCCAACTACAGAAGGCATGGATGGATTAGATGCTGAGACGGATGGAATAGAAGCTCCGACAAAAGGCTTATAGCCACCCAGTGCGGCTTGTTGCTGTTGATTCAGGGCATTGAAAGCAGAAGCAGCAGATCCAGCAAAGCCATTAAAGTATGACTGCAAAGATGCTAACTGCTCCTTTACTCCCATGAAGTTCCAGTTCTTAAAGACATCGTCTAGAGGTTTAATGCCTTGCAAAGTGCTGACTAACTTCTCTGTGTTCTTTTGAGCATCGTCAAGCATCTTTGTGTATTTATCAATCTGATCAATGTTTTCATTTTCAATGGCTTTCATAAGCAGCAAGCGGATACGATCTTCTTCTGAGATCTTGCCCTTTAGGGCTGCTTCAATCTGAATCTTTTGTAGGTCAAAGATAGCCTTCGCCTTTGTAAGTTTAAGATTTTCTTTATTTACTTTGAGTGTTTCTTTAGCCAATTTGGTTTGAGCAGATGCAGAAGATTTAGAACTCTGACCAGAGATAGTCATAGGTGTGCTAAATGGTGCAGGCTTGATCTGGTTTGATTGTCCTAATGCTCTAAGACCTTGCAAGTAACTGCCTAGGATAGGGATCATTCCCACATTAAGATTAGAAAAGCCCGGCAATGACTTTAACTTATCTGCCAGAACACCAATGCCACGAATTACATCTGCTGTGTATTCTGCTGTGGCTTCCATGCTTGCAGCAAGGTTTGCAACCGAGTCATTATTGCCAAGACCAGTTAAAGCATCAATAAGACCTGTGCCAATAATCTCTTGGACATTAGCAGATGCAACAGCCAATTTGTCCATTGATCCTTGGAAGGTTGAAGCGGCAGCTGTTGCTGAACCCTTGAAGGTAGTAGCAAGATCGTTAGTGATGTCATAGAAAGATTTAGTCTTTAGGTCTGCCTTAGAAATACCTACACCTAAGCGAGTCAATGCTGTGTTGTTGCCTAGGTATGCCTTGCTCAATGCTGCTGTGACAGAGCCTAGGTCTTTGCCTGTGGCTGCACTTATGTCTAAGGATAGATTAAGAAGTCTTTGGCTTTCTGCTGTGTCGCGTGTAGCAATAGCCAAGGACTGATAGGCAGGGCGTAGAAGATCATCGACTATCCCAAACTCGCTTTGCAGACGCTGAATGTAACCTTCTGCTCCTGCAGCATCTCTTTCTAAGCCCACATTTTTTAGAGCTAGTGCTAGTTGTTGCTGTGCCTTCTGATCGGCTGCAGCAGCTTTAACAGAAGCCTTGCCAAAGGCAATAACTGAAGAAGTACCATAAGCCAGACCTACAGCACCTGCTAACTTCTTAACACCGCTAGTCAGTTTCTGAGTTGCTGTGTCTGCTTGCTTAAAGGCTTTTTTGCCTACAAATTCCGCTGCTAAACTAATTAGTAGTGATGGCTGAGACACTATTTAACCCCCACTGCTGCATCAAATTTTGCTTTAGACTTTTCAATAGCCTTGATAACTGCTGCGTTAGTTTTACCGCCATCTTCAGACCATGCACGAAAGATCGCACGACCTTTCATTTTACTACTGGCGCGACCCGCTTGTCCTTGTTGTCTTTGATAAGCATTAACAATGGGTGAAGTACGATTCATAGCATCGATGAACTGCTGACCAGCGTTAAGGTTGTTAGACATGGATTGACTTTTATCGCCGGAGCGTGTCATCTTGCCAAAGTTAGGGTGACGAGGTGCGACCACTGGAGTCAATGGAGCTTGTGGTCTGCCTTGGGGGTTTAATCGACCTGCAGTCTCATAAATAGATCCTGAAACAGAAGCATTATAAATACTAGCAAGGGAACGAAAGCCAGAGCGATTAACTTTTGATGGCGTTGTCTTATACCCAATACCACGCTTAGCCTCGGAAGATGACCAGACCCGATTACCCCAAGTGCCATTATTGCTTTTAGCCCATCCGCTCAATGGCGAACTAGACGGAATAAAACCTTTTGCTTTAGAAGAAATAGGTTTTAGGATTCCTGCTATTTCCTTTTGGGTTTCTTTAGCAAGATCAGGTGTGAACTCCTTGAGGGCTTTACGAAGTGCGATTGCGCCCTTTACCTCTGTTGGCATCCGTCACCTCTTTCCCTTCATCCTTTAGCCCTTGCACGAGTGCATCGAGCATAGTCTTATCTAATTCTAATAAGTGCTGTGGCGCGATTCCCAATCTAATGCTTAGCCTAGCAATTAGATAGGTGAATGGAAGATCGCGCTTTAAGCTAAAGGGTCTGAGTCGAGCACCTCAACACTTTTAAGTGTCTCGATGAAGTCAATCCCAAAAGGCTTAACAGATTCACCTGCTCTGCGTGTTACTTCCCATGCCAACCAATAAACATCCGTCTGCTTTTCCTCATCGCGAAAAGCCTTATGAAAACCCTTTTTAGCGTATTGCTCAAATGCGTATTCCACCGCTGGGGTGATTTCGCCTTCTAGCACGCTTCCATCTGTACGAACGATCTTTAGTTTTGCCATGGTTTGCCCCTTTGTTTAGTTGTTTAGAATGTGCCTGAAGTTGCTACTGCAACTGTTGAGTTAGCAGTAAAAGTAATTGACTGTGTGCCAATATCGCCAACAGCACCGTTAATGTCTGTTGTGTTATTGACTAGCAATGAAACAGTGTAAAGAGGATTTGTAGCAGATACTATTGTTCCCTTTGTCTGTAGGAATACTGCTGTGACTGTTGTTCCCCATGCTGCCTGTAGTGTTGCCAATACATTCGCTGACGCTGTGTCGTTTAGGAAATCAATAGTTACACTAGATGCTTCCAAGCCTTTTACAAACTTGTGTGCTGAGTCACCCATTGCAGTTACTTCTAGCTCATCGAATGTGCGGTTGATTGTTACTGCTGTGACATGGTCTGAAAGATCGACTGAGTTGATCTTCACGCCCACATTATTGTTTAGAAATACAGCCATGAGATTATTCCTCGTCTTTCTTAGTAGTTGCTGGCTTTGGTGTTGCTGGTGTTACCTGCCCGATCTTGATCAGGAAGGCTTCGTTTTCTTTTTCCCACTCGGACATTTTAACTCCAACTCGTAAGGATTGATACGGACATCTCACAGCTGAGTAGGTCACCCGAAGCAGCGTTGAGAATACTTGGTGCGCTGATTGCGCTTACATTATAGACCAGAGATGATGCTGCTAACTTGGCGAACACGCCACACACAGTATCTTCAATGCCGTTGAGGTTGCCTTCATTGTCAAACAAAGGCACAGTCATAATAATCTTAAAGTTAGCCATTGGGCTGATAGTGATATGCTGATTGTTGCTAGGTGTTAGATAAGGATCATCTGGAGACACGATCACAGAGTTAGCAAGAACTGTGGCAGGCGGAAAAGCAAAGACTTGGTATTTAGTGTTATCTACTAGTGCGGTGGCTAAAGTAGTGCGGAGTGTCGTTATCGCTACTGGAGGCATTAGCCCACCATTGAGCGAGGGTCTAGCGCATGTGCAATCAATCCTCGCACCTTAGCGAGAAGCTGTGCGCTCATTCGGTAAGGGCTTGGCTGGAAATCGACTGCGTTACTGCCTGAAAGGGTGGCTGTACGCGCTTGCCAGATTTCAACAGATATCATTAAAGCTGCGTTCTGAATTGCTGTGTCGGTTGTGTAATCAACTGTTGCCACGGCTGCAACTTGTCCAAAAGGCGTAACTGTATGTCGAGGCTGTGCTGTTGGGGAGCCTGTCACAGCATAAGTGATAGATGTATCGCTCATACCAGTAATCGCTTTAGATCCGTTATGTGGTGCGCCATTACCACTAATAGTTACTGTTTGACCTACATAAAAAACATCTTTTATAGATTCATTAAAATATAGTGTGCCCTCTGTTGTTGTGTTGCTGTGTCCCACATTAAATGTGTAGTTGTTACATAGCATTGGAAGTAGGACTGCATCTGATGCATCGCATACTTCTTGAAGAACGGCATCAGTATACAAGGTACCGACTCCGAGAGTGCTGCGGAGTTCTGAAACTGTTGTAAGTGCCATTCCCATTCCTTTCTAAAGACTCTAGGGGATCAGAGGGCTACTGACCCCCTAGAGCGACTTAGTGTGTTTCTATCAGGTCTTGTTAACCTTAAACGCGCCTGCGCCTACCTTTGTAGCAATTGCTCCGTAACCGTAGTAACCAATAGTTACAGATCCTGTAGCTGTTGACTCTGCACGGAGACGGTATGTTGGTGAC